TAGAAGATGATTCTCTTGTCGTTGAACTCAATACAAAAAAAAGATATATAAATAAAGATGAATTACCAGGAGCATATATTGCAATATCCTCTATTTGTGATTAGTATACTAATAGTATACTAATACTTAATTAAACATGACCACCACAACTCTACCTAATCTAGCTGGGGTAATCAAAACTACTGATATCTATAAAAAGATGAAGTTTGATTATGTCGCTTGGGCTAAAACTGCACAAATACTAAGAGAACACGCTCCAGGTTGGCAGTTCTGTCTAGATAAATCCACTTCTGAAGAAGGTATATCATCTTATATTTTTCAAGCTCCCGATGGATCTGGATTTCTTATGGGATATTTTGAGCACATTGATACAAATATCAAAACTACTCTTTTCCCTTTTGCAATAACAGATAACGCAAATAGACCTCTACAAAAGATTTCTTCTGTTAACTTTCAGAATTCACATCGTAGATGTCTTTGTGCCTGTGCTTGTTTTACCTTCGGTTTAGCTTACGAATTATGGGCACAGATTGAAATCGATGAAGCAAAACAAGTAGCACCTGAACCTAAAAAAGGTATCACAAGAACTCCTACAAAACCTAAACAACAGCCTGATCCCGTTGAATCTATTAAAGATAAGAACTATGGTAACCCTATAGCAAAACCTGCTTTAGATGCTGTCGTATCCAAGATCATGAGCTTATCTCAAAAGTATCCTGATAAAAAAGATGAAGTTTTAAATAAATACAAAAAACAATTTAATATCACAGCAGAAAGAATTGGTGCTGCTGACATAAGAACTGCTGAACAAGGTAAGTTCCTTACACTTTTAATTAATGAAATTGACTCATCCTTATGACTCAAGAAGAAGCAGAATTTGCAGGGAAACAAGTTCTAAATCAACTTCAAGAACGCAAGCTAGATCGCCATAAAGATTACAACAGAAACATCTTTACTATTCGCACTGATGATCTTCTTGCAAAACAAATAAGGACTTATTGTAAAGACAATGATGTTCCTCCAAATCAATTTATCAAAACTGTTCTACAAAATTATTTCAATGACTAATTCTCAATTTAATCCAGCACTTCCACTACCAATCAAATTTAATATCAATGAAGGTAAATTCGGAAATCAACTTACTTTATGTATTCCAGTTGAATCTGTTACACATTTCATGGAACATATACAAAACCTAGTAAATACAAAACAATCGGATGGAAAAGTCTACGATTTCTCAAAAAAAGAAAACGTTCAAACTAAATGTATATATATTAACGCTAAAGCGTTGGAAGGAGACTACGGGGTTTATGGCAATATTAATCCCCAAAAGATAGAAGGTGCTCCTAATACTCAAGGTCTATTTTAAATTTATTTACAAAAGGCATATGTTTTTTACTATGCCTTATATTTAAAAAATGAAATCAGTAAGAAAGTCTGTTGTTAAGTTACGCAAACTTAAGGAAATAAGACGTAAAAATTTAGAAAAAAACTTATTAGATGTTCAACTAAAAGGACAAGATCATTATGTTTTTATTAATGAAAAAGGTAAAGCTCAAGTTGTTTCTAACGAGGGTAACTGGGTTAGTAAACATATAAAAACAGCTATTCTTAAATTTAATTATGAAATAGACAAGATAGATAAATTATTTATCAGAGACTTTACTGATGAAGAGCTTAACGAGTACGAAAAAACTTTGCAATAGGATTTCTAGGTTTTCTTTTTCTAATTTCTGCCACAACACGATTAGCTTCTAATTCAATCAATCTATTCAATAAAGAAGCCATAAAAATATCTTGATCAAATTTCTTTCTAACCATATGTGTGCAATATCTTTTTACATTATCCAGATCATTACTTTTCATTATTTCTCTACATTGCATCTCTATTTCTAGTTCCAACTCTGGAGGTGCTGGTTCTATATCAATGTTGAGGAATTTAGTAATTTTCATTTTACTGGAAATAATTTTTCTTCAATCATCTTGACGATTGCATCATCAACATCATTATCTGATTTGGCAGCAAGATCCTTTAATAGACTTAAAGCTGCTCTACGCAAAGATTCAGATTTACCAAATTTGATAAATAGATTGATTAGAAATTTAGACATGATGTTTTATGTTCTTTCCCAAACATACCAAATATTAACGATTCTGGCCTTCTAGCCTACTTACCTCCTTTTCAAGTTGATTTACTCTGCGAAACAATTCGATAATATCTCTATCTCTTCGACTACTGATATTAGATAAAACCATCACGAAAGCCGTTGCTGCTACTCCAATTAATACAGGATAGATCTCAGACATTGCCTTAAAGTATAATTATGCCTAGTATGACTAATAAATCCTAGTTATGGCAGAAGAAGTCAAAAAAAATCCACTCAAAAAACTCAAAGAAACAATTGAGGACAAAGAAGAACAATTAGCTTTTATCTCAGTTGTAGTAAGGCTTGTTGTTGTTGCTTGGAGTGGGTTTATAGTTTCTCTGAACTACATTTCAATCCCAGGATATAGCAACGAACCAAAAGATATCACGTTTCCTGCCAGCTTGCTGACGGGGGCGCTAGCCAGTTTCGGGCTTGAGGGTGCTAAGAAGAGAGGTGATGGGACATTTAAGCCAGAAGATAAACCATTAAACAAGAAAGAAGTAGAAGCGTTACTAGCGTCACAATCAGGAGGTTATCAAACAATTAGAATAGAGACACCCATCAAGATTCTTGGTGCGGAAGTCGTAGACAAAAAAGAGGACAAAAAATGAAAAAACTTCTTCCATTTTTATTTCTTATGTCAGCACCAGTTTATGCTGATATAAAACAGGAATTTGTAACCTCTGCACAAATAACTGTTGATATGCCATA